GATAACTGGAAAGACAACGGATTTTTTTGGAATCTGTTTATTCGACCAATGAACGAGGCCGCAACATTTGAAGCGGTTGAGCGAGCAAAGGTCAGCAAGCAATTGGCAGAGCTGTTTAAGCCTTACCGTGATACCAATATGACGGTTAAGCAGTTTATCCCGTCGCTTGGTGCATCAATGACGCTTGAAGCACGGTTAACTGTTGCCCTTAACTGGGGCAGGGAAGAAAACCGTCAGCGGTTAACGGATGGCAACGGCCTTAGCCAACAGAACATTAATGACATTTTCTCAACACTTGATGCCCGTGACTGGCAGTTTGTCCAGAACGCATGGGAGTTGCTGGGTTCGTACTGGCCAATGATTGAAGCGCAGTACACTGCGCTTTACGGTGTGCCGCCTAAGAAGGCAGAGATTATTGGGTTTAATACCAAGGAAGGCGAGATTGCTGGCGGGTATTACCCCATTTCCTACGACCCTACGAAGTCATCAAGGGCAATGGCTCAAAGCGATACAGACGTACTAGAGCAAATGAAAACGGGCAGTTATGTCCGAAGCATGACCAAGAACGGGTTTACCAAAGAAGCGCTAGAGCATCTTGACCGTCCGATTAAGTTAGACTTTTCGGGAATGTACCAGCATTTGAATACAGTCATTCACGACTTGTCATTGCGCGAGTACCTGATCGACGTTAACAAGATTATGAACCATCGCTATGATCGCACCACATTGAAGGATGTGATCATTGATTCGTATGGCGACCAGTTCTACAAAGAAATCATCACGACGATTAAAGATGTCACCATTGGGGATATATCTGCCCAGAACGCTTTTGATGCGTCCTTGGGGCATCTGCGCAACGGTGTGGCCATTGTAGGCATGGGCTGGTCGCTATGGACTGGCTTGATGCAGCCAATGGGGCTTACGCAGTCGATGGTCAAGATTGGACCGAAGTGGATAGCCAAAGGTCTGGCCAAGTGGGGCGGCGATATTTTTAAACTGCAAAACACGGCTGGCATGATTTACGGCAAGTCAGAGTTTATGCGTACTCGCTACCTGACCCAGAACCGTGAGATTAACGATATTCGCAACCGTATCAAGCGCCAAGGCAAATTTCCCATAGCCAAAGAAACCTACGGCGTAGTCGAGGATTCGTATTTCCAGTTAATCATTCAGTTTCAGAAGCTGGTCGATATTCCCACATGGGTTGGCCAGTATGAGAAGTCTTTGGATATGGGGCAGGATGAGGCTACGGCGATTGCGATGGCTGACCAGGCTGTGCTGGATTCTCAGTCTGGCGGTGCGCTAAAGGACTTGGCAAGGATTCAGCGGGGTTCGCCATTGCTAAAAATCTGGACTGTGTTCTATTCGTATTTCAATACCACGTTCAATTTGATGCGTGGCTCTATTGGCCGCACTGATTTTAAAGACCCCGTGTCGGTTGGTCGGCTGGCTAGTGATGTGTTTATGACGCTATTGGCTCCTGCGATACTGACAACAGTTTTGCGCGAAGCAGTCAATATCTTCAAAGGCGGCGAACCAGCGGACGAAGAAGACTTGATCGAAGCCTATATTCAGGAACAGATTGGCTACATTCTGGGTACTGTTGTGGGTGTCCGAGAGTTTGCCTCATTGGTTGACCCAAGATTCTCATATTCGGGTCCAGCAGGGGTTCGGATTGTGGGCGAAGCGCAACGGTTGGCTATACAGATTGGACAGGGCGAACTAGACAGTGCATTGCGACGTTCTGCTGTGACAGTGGGCGGTATTCTTTTACACTATCCAGCAGGGCAAATAAATAGGATAATTGACGGTATGCTGGCGTTGGAAGAAGGCAGCACCGACAAGCCTGGCGCATTAATTTTTGGCGCACCAAGATAACGCGAGGATTTTATGACAGTATCCAGCTCGATTAATAGAGTCACCTACGCTGGCAACGGCGCTACTACGAATTTTGCGGTCAACTTTTATTTTCTGGAGAATACACATCTTCAGGTTATTATCGTGGCCGCAAACGGGGTAGAAACCGTCCAGACGCTGACCAGCAATTATACGGTAACTGGTGCTGGCAACATTGCGGGTGGCTCGATCACAATGCTAGTGGCTCCTGCCGCTGGCACACAGCTTATCATTGTCAGAAACGTCCCTGCGACGCAAGAAACCGACTACCTAGCCAATGACCCTTTTCCTGCGGAATCGCATGAGAGGGCGCTAGATAAGCTCACAATGCTGGTGCAGCAGAACAAAGGTAATGCTGACAGGTCTATTAAAATTCCCGTTGGCGATTCTTCGTTAGTAAATACCACATTACCGTCAAGCGCAAACAGGGCAGGTAAGTTTGTGTATTTTGACAATTTAGGAAACGTTAAGGTTGTAGCGCTTGGGGCGTTTGAGCCGTCAACTATAGCAGCATTTGAGTTTACTGGTACAGGATCGCAAATCGTTTTTACGTTGCCTGTTAGCACTTTTCAAAATGCGGTCAATATTTTAATAAATGGCGTACACCAATTAAACACAAGTTATGCAATTGTTGGTTCCACATTAACATTTTCAGAAGCGCCGCCACTTGGCTCGGCAATTGAAATTGTTGTGTTTAGCAACATTTAAGGATTAATTATGAGCGATAAAAAGATTTCCGAATTAGCTGTTGCCGCAACGCCATTGACTGGCGCAGAAGTGTTGCCGCTTGTGCAAAGCGGCGTTACTAAAAAAGTTGCGGTTTCTAACTTAACTGGCACAACCGTATCTAACGCGGGTGAAGTCGGCGTCGGCGGTAATACAGAAGGTGTAGTTGCTGGCGTAGCGGTCATTAGCAAGTTTTGCGTAAAAAACGAAGGTTCTAGCCCCGTGGCTGGGTTTGTACACGTAAATGACACCACGGCAGGTTCTGGGTCTGGCACGTTTGCTTGCCGTTCAAGAGGCACGCTTGCAACTCCAACCGTAGTGCAAGACAACGACAGCTTGTGGAATATGTACATAGCTGGAAATGACGGCACTGACTTAGCCCTTGCTGCACAAATTGCTGTAGAAGTTGATGGCACGCCAGGCTCAAATGATATGCCTGGGCGGATCGTGTTCTTGACCACACCGGATGGCAGTCAAACGCCTGTTGAGGCGATGCGTATTAACAACGCACAGAACGTCACAGTAACAGCTGGCAACCTCGTCATCGGCACAGCAGGCAAAGGCATCGACTTTTCTGCCACACCTGGCACAGGTACAAGCGAGTTGCTGGCTGATTACGAAGAAGGCACGTTTACCCCGGTTGCTGCTGGGTCAACTACGGCTGGCACTGGGACGTACATAAAGCAATATGGCCGCTACACAAAAGTCGGAAACAAGGTTACGTTTTTGGCAGTTACGATCTGGTCTGCGCACACGGGTACTGGAAACATCCAGATCCAAGGATTGCCTTTCACTTCTGCCGCAAACAGTGCCTCTACTGACCTAACCCCCGTGAGTCTATTTTCTGCCGATTTGACTTTTTCAAATCAACTCATTGGATTCATTGCGCGATCCTCTACAGAGGTTGGTGTTGCGACGATTGCCACAGGCGCGGCTAGGGCTGGTGTTCCGATGGATGGTGAAGCGGCTATCTACATTTCCGGCACCTACTTTGTATAAAGGATAAATCATGGCATTAACTCGTGTTCCTGTTTCTATGCTTCAGCCGCCGCCTGTCTATGTGGACAGTTTTAATGCGGTGGGCGATGGTGTAACGGACGATACTGCCGCAGTGCAAGCGGCGGTTAATTCAATTGGCAGTGACGGTGGTGAAGTTGTTTTCACTCCCGGTAAATCGTACAAAATTGGAAGTAGCGCGGTTGTCGTTTCCAAAAACAATGTAACGTTCAACTTCAACAACTGCCAGTTGGTAAGCGCAACACCCGGCCAGACTGCGTTTGAGATCATCCCACAGACGCTAGTAGCATCAGGCAGAGAACAAGGAACCGACTTTCCATCATCTTGGAAAGTCTCTGGCGTTCCTGTTCCTTACGACAGCGACTGGCGAACCATGATGTTTGAGCAGACCGATGCTGATCGGATCAAAAACCTCACCGTCAAGAACTGTCGGCTGGATGAAAACTTTACCGGGACGTTGTTTCAAGCGTTTTCTGTTGATGGTGTGTTCATCTACAACAGCAACATGCAACCGTCAAATGCCTCTGCTTTCAGAGCATGGCATTGCCGTAATCTTGAATACCGAGGAAACGTATTCGGCAAAGACGGAAGCAGCAGCTTTTCGCTGTTCTTCTTCAAGTGCCAAGGCATCACCCTGAGCGACAACAAGTTTTTCAAAGACGGTGGTCTGTGCTACTCGATCAAGGGTGTGTACCACGGCACTGGGTCAATCTTTGATGCGTGTCAGGCTGGTTACGTTGATATGGGAATCAAGATTTCCGACAACGTTTTTGCAATGACCACAGCCACCAACTCGTTTGGCCGAAACGATGTGGGCAACGACCCAAACATCGATGTGATGACACTCGCTGGAGGCTCTCCTATTGGTTTCACTCGTCTGCAATGGGTCGGTAACGGCATCAAAAACCTTGTGGTGACGGACAACGTGTATTCGTTGGATGTGACGGCTGGCTTCAAGCGCGTTGGTATTCATAATGTCATTATCCCAAGCCAAGAGGTTGTGCTTTCGCGCAACAAGTCCTACGGAGGCGTGTTCTTTGTGGCGGGTGGCGAAGGCATTTACATTGAGGACAACATCCTCGATTTCGATCCAACAGACACTGCTTCAGATACAGCGCCGATTGCGGTTCGCAAAGACAGCACGATCACAACTCAAGGTTTGCCGAACACTGGCGGCATCCGCAGGAACACAATTAAAAACTGTGCTGGTGATGTTTCAGCCGAGGACAAGCAGGTCATTCGACTTGTGGCGGCAGGGTTTGACGTGTCAAACAACCGCGTCGAATACCCGCTTGCGGGTGTCACACTCTTTTTGCGTATTGACAGCGCAGACTCCGACTACATTACCGGCAACGGCAACGTAGTTCTCGTTGGATCCAGTTCTGTCGTTGACACCACCGACCCGGTAAGCACGATGGTAGGAGGTAACGCCAATGGTGGAACTGTATTTTGTGGAATTGTCGATACCGTCACTCAAAAAAGTGCGGGTGTTTTTAAAGCTGTGGGTTTTGGTGACCAGCTTGGTGTCGAAGGTCTTACGACTGCTGGAACGGTTACGCTGAACAACCGAAGTGGGTTTTACACGCTCATCAACAACCTGTGCTTTTTTCAGATTCGCGTGAACTGGACGAGTCTGACGGGCACTGGCGATCTAGCTATCACTGGATTACCTTACGTTGTGGACGACGGGGAAAGCGCAAACTATCGCGTGACCTTCAACATCAGCGCAGACAACCTGACATTCAGCAATCAGTTGATCGCCTACGCTCTGCCCGGTGAGGATTTCATTCGACTGGCGACAATTTCATCGGCGGCTGCGATGGCGGCTGTCCCTGTTGACGCAGGGGCAGATGTGTATATCACCGGGTACTACCCATACAAAATTTGATTGGAGATTAAAATGGCACTAAGCAAAACTGTTGTATTTAAAAACAATTTTCAAGAAGATTCAACATTCCACAATGCTTACATCAAAGTTGAGAGCATTAATGGAAATAAAAACAGAATAACTGCAAAAGTTGTCTGGCGTAAGCAAAAAGACACAGATGCTTTGGCAACTGAAAACTTTGCGTTTGCGCCTGTAATCGATGGTAAGAACTTTATTGCTCAAGCCTACGAGCATTTAAAAACTCTGCCAGAATTTGCTGGCGCAACCGATTGTTAAACCAAGCCCAAGTGGATTCTTAGGTTGGAAAAAGGAGAAAGTAATGCTAGAGAAAATTGTAGTTGTCGATAGAATCGAAGTGCTTGAGAACGGTTGCGTCCAAGTACGCACCAAGACCGCCATCATGGAAGATGGCAAGCAGATCAGCGGCACATTTCACCGTCACGTTGTAGCACCAGGCGATGACTACAGCCAAGAGGATGCACGGGTTCAGGCTATTTGCGAATCTGTCCACACCCCAGAGGTGATTGCTGAATACCAAGCGATGCAGCAGCCTGCTGAGGAATAACCATGATACTTGAAAAGGTATTGCACAAGGTTTTTGAGCAAGTGTTCGTTCGCGTCTTTGAGGCTGATCGAACATTCCACAACCTGGAGACAGAAGACGGGTTTAACCTGCTTCAGGAAAACGGCGATTTAATTGTTTTGGAGTGACTGACATGAGCAGAGTTGTTACCCGCAGCATTACGGCTGAAAACCAGTTTACCGATTCGATTCGGTTGACTGGCTTGTTTGACCTTTCCATTGCTGGCACGTTTGCGGCCACCGTCACGGTTCAGCGATCCTACGACAACAGCACTTGGCGTGATGTTGATGCGTTCACCGCACCAGTTGAGATGACTGGTACTCAGGGTGAAATAGCCTACTACCGAGCAGGGGTTAAGACCGGAGGGTTTACCAGTGGGACTGCGGTTGTTACACTAGCAGGGAACTCTGGAATTGATTACACCCCGACGAGGTAATTATGGAAGAAGTCAGCCACAAAGATATATATGACCGCCTAGTTGCCGTCGAAGCCAAAGTCGATAAGATAGATACGCAAACTGCCGAGGTTGTCTCGGCATTTCAAAACGCGAAGGGTGCATTTATTGCACTCGACTGGCTGTCACGTTTTGCGGGTAAGATCATAAAGGTCGCAGCATTTATTGCTGCCGTCGGTGTGGCCACGACAGTTGTTTGGGAGCGCTGGACAAAATGAAATCACCCAAGCTGGTGCTGGTGGAGTGGATCGACGCTTGCCATGCACCATCTGGGTGGCAGTTTGGCGAAAGTCCACAAGTAGATTTTGATTCAGTCTTCTCAGTCGGTTTCTTAATTGAGAAACAAAAGAAGGGTATTCTTTTAGCGCAAACGTGGTTTCCTCAAGACTGCGCCAATATCATCGCCATTCCGCATGGCATGATTACCAAGATCACCGTCTTAGGTGATATTAAAGGGTAGCACAATGGCAAATCCACCCAACACAAAAGTTGCGGACGAAGAATTCATTAAACTTTGGTATCAGCTACAGTCAGCTACAAAGCTGTCTGCAAAAACAGGCTTGGATGTTCGCAACGTATATGTTCGGCGCAGGTACATTGAGAACAAATACAAAATCCGGTTAGTGTCTGTAAAATCCCGAATGCCAGAGTTTATGGTGCGTGACCACATGAGTCGCATGGATGTAGACTTAGACAATGCTGTAATCTTTATTGCCTCTGATGCCCATTATTGGCCAGACGAGGTAAGTACAGCTCACATTGCCTTTGTGAAGTTGGTTAAAAAGCACAAGCCTGACATCGTTGTGATGAACGGAGACGCATTTGATGGTGCGTCAATCTCACGCTATCCCAAGTCGGGATTCGACACGTTTAAAATGCCAACGGTCAAGGAAGAACTAGAGGCGGTGTCTGACAGACTAGGCGAGATTGAGAAGGTCGCTGGCAATGCCAAGCTAGTCTTTACGATGGGTAATCATGATATGCGTTTTGAAAACAGGTTAGCCAACCAAGCGCCTGAGTTTCAAGGTGTAGCAGGCTTTAGCTTAAAAGAGCATTTCCCACGTTGGTTGTTTTGTATGTCGATGATGGTCAACAAAAACCTGATGATAAAACATCGGTTTGCCAATGGAATTCACGCAACATATAACAATGCTATGAAGTCAGGTGTGAGTATGGTCACAGGCCACCTACACCGTTTGCAAGCAACAATTGTTTCGGACTATAGCGGCAGTCGGTGGGGCATTGACACAGGCACACTATGCGAAACTGACGGTGACCAAATGAGTTATGCCGAGGACAACCCATCGAACCATTGCTCAGGCTTTGCGGTCTTAACCATTGTTAACGGGCGGCTGGTACAACCCGAATTTTGTGCGGTATTGGACGGTGTTGCTTATTTCCGAGGTCAACCAGTATGAAACTCGTAGACGATGCCCGTGACTGGTCTAAGTGGTGGTCGGTCAGGCTGTCAATTGCTGGCGGTGCTTTATTAACATTTCTGGAGGCGTTTCCCCATGCTGTCGCAACTGTTGTCTCTACTCTCCCGACAGAAGTTACGTCCACAGTCCCAGACGGACTCTTCAAAGTTATCGGAATCCTCTGCGTCCTCGCCAGCCCAGTCGCCAGAGTCATCAAACAATCACGACTTGATGACGTTGGGCGTAGAACAGATTAAGCGCCACGAAGGTCTGGTGCTACACGCATACAAGGATTCGCTGGGCTACCTTACCATTGGATACGGTCGGCTAATCGACAAGGCAAAGCACGGGGGCATCAGCGAAGGTGAAGCTGAATACTTATTGCAGAACGATGTGTCGATTGTGCTGGCGGCACTGCACAGAAACATACCTTTTTTTGATCGTTTGTGTGTACCTAGACAAGCTGTCCTAGTAAACATGGCGTTCCAAATGGGCATCAGCGGTGTGCAAAAGTTCAAGAAAACCCTTAGCCTAGTCGAGATGGGTGACTACGATGGTGCGGCTGACGGTATGCTTAAGTCACTCTGGGCAAAGCAAACACCCAATCGTGCGGCTGAGATGGCCGAACAAATGAGGACAGGGCAATGGCAATCTGGCTGAAGTTTAAAGGCTATATCGTGGCGCTTGGGGCGGCTTTAGCGGCCATATTTGGCGTTTATCTGTATGGGCGAAATTCAGGCAGGAAGGATACCCAGATTGAGCATGATCGTGCCAATATCAAGAAATCACGGGAGATTGAAGATGCTGCTGACCAAGCGCGTAGGGCTGACGGTGACAATCTGCCTGCTGTTGAGCGGCTGCGGCGCTACAAGCGGCTTAGAGACCTCTAGGACGATCTGTAGAGAGCTGGCAAGGGACTTGCCTACCTACTCAGTCAAAGACACGCCAGAGACGCTAGAAAGCGGCGCACGGTTTATTGAGGTGTACAACGCAGTCTGTGAGGTTAACCGATGAGGTGACGTAATGTGGATCGCTATTTTGTATATGTGTACGGCTGAAAGCTGTTTTTTTGTCGATTCACCACCAGTGCTAAGTCAGGCTGCTTGCGTGGAAATGGTCAGGGGGGCGGTTACACAGTTACAAAGTGACCCAACAGTGCGAGCCTTTGACCTGACTTGCGTACACATTAAGATGGCTGAGGGTTAGCCTTAAAACGCAAGAAAGTGCGTGAAACAGGGAAAACAATCCGCATTAAAATGTGGCGCTAATCGTTGTCGCACATGTCTTTGTTAACGGTTCCAAACTCGCACATATCAATTATATCGTCGTGGTTTCCTACTCGTCGGATATATGCAAGGCCACCATCAACGGCTATAGCACCGCACTTGCACTTAACAAAATCATGTCGATGCTTCGATACAATTAAATCACCACACTCCCTGCACTGTGCGGCGTTACGGATAAGTCGTCGTTCAGTCATGGTTTTTTTCCTTGAGTTTGGCCTCGATAGCACGGGTGTAAGCAAACAATGAGTAAGACCGTGCGTCTAGCCCCTGATCAATTTCTGTGATTTCATCGTTGGTCAGCCCTTGCCACTCACGTTGCTTCAGCAATGCAATCGTCAGCGCTTGGTCATTGGCTACTGCTTCCCAGTCTTTAAGCTCAGATAATTGTTTCGCAAGCCGCTGGTTTTCCTCTACCAGCACTGCCATCTCATCCCAGTCTGGGTTAAAGTCATTTTTTTCTGCTTGCTCAATGGCATCCTCAATCGCATCCTCAAGCGCTTCCATTGCCCGCATCTCTTTGTCATACTGCTCGGCTGAAGAAAGCGAATGGGTGTCGGTGTTGTTTAAAGCATCCAACGCTTGCTTCATTGCTTCGATGCTCATGTAATCACGCTGACCAGTGCAATTGTCCACACCAGTGCTACAAAAGCTATTGTCCCACCGACGATTATGCTCATGTCTTTTTCTCCCTGCGTTCTATCTCTCGGTTAATGTACCAGGCTGCTTTACGCAAATCCTCTGTCGCATTGCCTTTGAAGTCTGATCGCCAAATGTATTTCACAGCATTACCAAGATTGAACCCCATGTGTTCTGTAATCTGTATGCATTCTATTCCACTTGGGTGTGCTTTGTAATGTGCTGGATTGTTAACTGGATCACTCATTGTTAACCTCTGGTAGTTTATATACTGCTTTTTGGTGAATTGTTGGGGAGCGAACCTAGCCTATCCTAGAGATAGTCTAAGTTCCTTAATCTGCTTTTCGGAGCCATTGCCGTATGAACAGAACCCGTCAGCCGTTCGGTGTCGGGCGCTAACTTCGCCACCCTCGTCGCTGTCTCACACCTAATCCCACAGTAGCGACTATCCCCAAAACCCTGCCGTATTGTCACCCGACGGTTTTGGCGGTTGCACAAAACAAAACCGCTTAGGTTCTGTCCCTTACAGAGTCCACTGAATTGACGCTCAGTGGTAAGGCACAGACCTAAACGGTCTCTGTCGCTCTCTGTAGCAACACCTATATCATACAGCGCAGTCGTGGCCAAAACAATACATTAGGGTATTTCCCTAGAAAATAAATTAATAAACTGTTTGACACGCACATTGGATCATGTAAACTGTCTACATGGTCAAGCAGTACTCCCGACCAGAGAAAAACGGAGAACAGTATGATTATCGACACACACATCTGCGGCATACCTTGTAAAGTCCGCATCAACACATACCACACACCTGAGCCACATTCGTCATGCTCTGCCGACTATTACGGCGGGTTTGACTATGACGTGCTTGATCGCAATGGCAAGCCAGCGACATGGCTGCTCAACAAGATGACATGGGACGACGAACAGGCACTTGTGTCTGTGATCGAGTCTGCCTACTTTCCCTGCCTTTACTAAGGAGATCAAGATGACAAACGCTGAATGGAACCAAGCAGA